AGAGGTCTAATAGTTTTAAAGTGGCAGAAGAGTTTTATGTGTCTGAATGTGTTAAGAAGCATGATAATGGACATGGCAGACTGTTGATTGGTAAGCATCATATAATCAATGGTGTAGCTACTGCTCAATCTGACTATCCATCTGACGAAAATACAAAGAATGAGATAAAAGATTTTTATGATAAAAGAGGTGTTGCTTATAAGAGTAGTGAAACTAAATCACAACTGTTATCAAGAATAACATCTGATCCTTGTGAATTAAAACGATTAAAGGTATAATATGAACCCAATTAGTAAAGTAATACAAAAGTTTATACAGCCTCCTTGGATTGATAAGTGGACCTCTGTCCATATAGCAGCAGGAGCCTTTATATGTAAAGTAGCACAATGGTGTGGAGCTTCTGACTTTTATGCAGTGGCTTTAGTACTAGGAATTGGTGTAGCATGGGAAGTAATGGAGTGGATAGTTGAAGATGGATGGAAACCTTATGGTAGTAGATCTAACTGGGTTAAGAATACAATTAGTGATATAGTTGTTGAAACAGGGATAGCATTATGGATGGTATTATAAGTGCCAAAAATAGACGACTCTTTAAATCTCACTATCAATATAAAGTGGCTTGCTCAGCTAGTAGTATTAATAGGTTCAATGGTAGCTGCTTGGTATAGTTTGAGAATGAGTTTAAGTACAACAATGATAGAAGTAGAAGATTTAAGAAGTAAGACAGAATCACAATATGGTGATCTTCATAGTAGGTTACAGATTATTGAAAGTGCTCGTAATGAGCAGTTAAGTGAAATGAATAGATCTTTATGGCAAAAAACTTTTGGGAAAGATGAATGATAGAAACATATGCGGAGTACGGAGCGATAGGGGTTATAGTAGCTCTATTTGTAATGCTAATAATGAATCTTATAAAGCATCAGAAAGAGCAGTCAGAAGATTTAGACAGTATTCGTCAAACAAATGCGAAGTCTGAAACTAAAATGAGCAATATTGAAGGTATATTATTGAAGATGTTGGATAGATGGAATCGCAGTGATGAAGTAGGTAACAGACGACATGAAGATCTAAGTAAGGAGCTGGCAGAGTTGTCAGATAAGATTAGTTACTTAAGTGGAAAGATCAACGCAAAATGAAGATAAATGGTGGCATCACAACAGGGAATATATTACAAATAATTATTACTTTAGTGGCTTTAGCTGTGTTATGGGGGAGTAATCAGGTAAAATTAGATTATGTAGAAGAAGGAGTAAAGAACTTGAGAGTAGGAAAAGCGGATAAAGATGTCATTGAAGTACAATTAATAGGTATAACTAATGACATATCTGAAATTAAACAAATGATAAAGGACTTATAATATGGACATTAAATCAATGTTAGTAGCAATAGCTGAATCTCAAGCTGATAAAATGCGTGATCAGGTTGCTGATTATCTATCATCAGAAGAGATGGAAAAAGAGATCGCATCTAAGATTAATGAGAAGATCGACATTCCTTTTGTATCAGAGGAGAAGGAACAAGTATTCTTTGAGAAGGTAGTTGATGTAGTAACAGATTTGCTACAGGGATTATTTAAAGGTAAGCAAGGATAAAGGTATGACAAGTACACTAACAGCTGCCACACTGACAGTTAAAATAACGGAAACAATTAGTCTTAATGGTAAAGACCAAGGATCTACTAATACTTTAACAATTAGTAGTATAAATGAGGTATCAAAAAGAATTGTAACTGTTACAACTACTGAGGCTACAGTAGCTACATTTAGTGCAGCTATTGCTGCAGGAAACTATATAGCAGCTAATGTAAGATATATTAGATTTACTAATAAAGATGATACAAATTTTATTACATTAACATTTAGGAATCAAGATAATGACGAAATTGCTCTTAAACTTGATTATGGACAGTCTTTTGTATTGACTGGTGATAATTCTAATGGTATGACAGCTATTTTTAATGCAACTGAAGATGCTGATGCTGCCTCTAGTGCAAACTTCGGAAGTTTAACAAATATTCAAGCTGATGCAGATACTGCTTCATGTGATCTAGAAATGTTTATAGCGAGTGTGTGATAAAATTATGCCCTGCTTATTATTACCCCAAATACCCCTCCAACATACCTCCCTTCTTCTGTGCTGGGCAAAGCAGGGCATACTTTAAGATGAATATACGACAGCTATTTGAGAGTGTGAAATCTCATGAAGGATTTCGTTCAGATGTATATAAGGATACTCTCGGCTTTGATACTATAGGCTATGGCTTTGCTATCAAAGATCTAAAGATGGATGAGGATATTGCTGGTATTATTCTTGAACGTAAGCTTTTATCTCTTATTATAAAAGTATATAATAAGTTCCCTTGGGTATCTATATCACCTGATGATGTTCAGGAAGTTGTAATTGAGATGTGTTACCAGCTCGGAGTATCTGGATTTTCAAGATTTAGGAAAACTATTGGGTACATGGAATCTGCAGACTATGAGAAAGCGGCTGCTGAGATGCTTGATTCTAGGTGGGCTAAACAGACACCTAATAGAGCATTAGAACTATCAAATAAGGTTAAACAATCATAAATGCTTTGTTCGATAAACGATCATAGCAAGAGATAGAATATGGCTACTTACTACGTACATCAGAAAATAGGGGATGACAGTAATAATGGTACTAGTGTAGGCACAGCTTGGGAAACAGTAGATCATGCACTTGATACGTATTCAGCTGGAGATATTATTAGAATAAAGGGTGGATATACTTATACAGTTACGTCTGTTAATCTTACTGCGGATCTTACAATGAGGGCTTGGGCTGATGATAGACCTGGTTACGAGCCTATATTGACTTGGACAGGTACAGATGATATGCTTGATCTAGTTCCTACTGATGCTACTGGAGGAGGAGGACAGAAAAGGTTTTATTTTTATAATCTGACTTTTTATAGATCGTCAGATGGATTAGGGACTCAGATTGGAGCTATCTTTTGGAATCCTCACGATGACTCTACTTCTCAACTAATTGTGCATGGATGTAATTTTATATCAGATTGGGATCCTGTTACGAGTACTTGGGCTAGTGATGCAATCTTTGGTATTTATGTTTCTAATAGTGGATCTACTAACATAACCGATTTGGTAGATATAGACTACTGTTCTTTTGTAAATATCGCTTCAGGTGTGTACGGTTATTTCTTTAATAAGACTAATGCTACTGTTGACCGTTGCTTATTCTATATGTGTGGAGATGCAACTGATAATACGAAAGCTGCTGGATGGGCAGCTAGGAGATCTGGGGTAGCTACATCGACAGTCGTTCTTGCTGTCGGGAATTGTCTATTCTCTGGCTGTGGTCATGAGCTTTATAACCTAGGAACTAATCCAACTATCTTTCCTTCTAGTAATGTAGAAGGTATGGACGCTGCTGGTACTGCTTATCCTTTTAGAGATATTAATATTTTTGATTTTAGGCAGCCATCAGCTGACTATATTGCTACATTTGATTATGGAAGCTATGGTGAGAGCAGTTCAAAGTTATTAACTGGCGATGAATTTACTCTTACAATGGTACAAAGTTTTGTTAAGCCATATGAGAGTCGTATTGTTAGTGGGGTTGAGTGGTTTTCTTCTATGCCTTTTGGAAAGTATGGAGCTTTTGATATTAAGTCAGATTATTCGGATTATTTCTTTGCTTATTGGGATAGAGGGACTGGAGAATATTCTATTGATGATACAGCAAATAGAGATACGTATGTGTACTTATCAGGAACTCCAGCAAACCAAACAGTAGAGGCAGTTGGTGTACCTTATGGAGATATATATGGCTGGTATGAAGGGAAAGGGACTAGATTAAATGATTATAATAGTGGAGGAAATAAGAAAAAGATGACTTCAGGAAAACAAGATATTGTTATTGAACAAGGAGCTAATTGGAAAAGATCTTTGATTTGGAAAGATAAGAATGCTACTCCTGTTAACCTTACATCATATAGTGCAAAGATGTCTATAAGACAGAGAAAGAGTGACACTAACGCTCTTTTAACTGTTAGACATGATGGTGGTAGCCCAGAAATATCACTGGGTGGAGCTAATGGAACTATAGATATAGATATCCTAGCATCTAAAACAGGTGCACTTACATTTAAGTGGGGATATTATGATCTTGAATTAACAGATGGATCAAGTAATGTAACAAGAATACTAGAGGGTCGAGTACGACTTTCAAAACAAGTAACATTGGATGCTGACACTACATAATGGATTATTATATAGTTATTATAGACGAACAGATTCTTAAACTAGATCGTGATGATATTGGAGCTACTGTAAACGATCACGTAGATATTAGAGTGATTGAAACTTTAGGACCTTCACCATGATAGATAAGGATATAGAAGATATCATGGCTCATTGCTATAACGATAGTCAATACATGGCAAAGGTCTTATTCCCAGATCAGTTTAATGTAGCTTTTTCAGACTTACATGATCAGATATTTAAGGCTATTGATAGTGATAGTAGAAAGATTGTTATATCTGCTCCTCGTGGTATAGGAAAGACAACTATTGCTCGTATGATTGCTTCTAAGGCTATATTATTTAGAGACAAACGTTTTATATGTTATGTTAGTAATAGTGCAACTTCTGCTGAGATGCAGACAGAGAACATTAAGACTGAGCTTATTGCTAATCAAGATATTAGGAAGATATTTGGACACGTTAAACATTCTGACTATGAAGGTGTTGAAGAGATGTTTTCTAAAAAGACTTGGATTGCTAATGGTTATACTATGATTCTTCCTCGTGGTTCAGGGCAACAGATTCGTGGATTAAACTGGATTCGTTATCGCCCAGACCTCTTTATTGTTGATGATCTTGAGGATACAGATACACTTGAAAATGAAGAGATTAGGAAGAAGAGAAAGAAGTGGTTCTTTAGTGATCTTATGAGAGCAGTACCTTTATTGCATAAGAATTGGAAGATTATATATATTGATACTGTAAAGCATGAAGACTCTCTTATTCAGGATCTTCTTGATTCGGGGGACTGGCTACATCTAAGATTAAGTATCTGCGATGATAATTATAAGACTCTTGCAAGTGATTTCATAAGTCAAGAAGAGCTTGATCAGGAACTTGCCTCTTATAGGGAAAAGAAGTTAATGGATGTCTTTGCTATGGAGTTCATGAGTATACCATCATCTAAGGAAACGGCTTCATTTAAGAGTGAATATTTTAAGTATTATAAAGAGGATAGTAAGAAATTTATTGATCGTAAACCTATGATGGAGAATATTGTTATAGTCGATCCTGCAAAGACTACTCAGATGCACAATGCTGAATCTGGTATTGTAGTTTGGGGAGTTGATCTTGAGACCAATTCTCTTTATTTAAGACAAGCTATTGGAGGTCATTATCATCCAGATGAATTATACGATGAGACTTTTCAAATAGCGCAAAGGTATAACTCACGTGTTATAGGTATTGAAGTTACTGGACTTAATGAGTTTATAACTTATCCATTTAAGAATGAGATGATTAGGCGAGGTTTAAATTTTGAAGTTCTTGAGCTAAAAGCAAGATCAGGTAAAGGAGAATTTTCTGGAGTAGGGGGAGGAAAGAAAGGACGTATTTCTTCATTGATTCCTTTTTATCGTCAAGGACTTGTTTACCATAATGAGACTGGTTGTGGAGCATATGAGAAACAGATATTAAGTTTTCCAAGATCTAAGAAGTGGGATATTATGGATGCAGCTGCTTATATTGTTGAGATTCTTGATATGGGACTTAGATACTTTACACCTAAAGATTTTGATTCAGAAGATCCTTATGATATTGAGAAAGAATATGATATCTTAGAGGATGAGTATAATGATCCCGCTTTTGATGATTGGAGAATATTAGCGTAATGGCAACGAAAAAAGTAAGATACTTTACCTTTGGTCCTGCATTTTATAATAGTTCATCTCATGATGCTTTCGCTATTATTGATAATGATACTGGTAGTACTCAGATGACTGTTGAGCATGATGGTATTGCCTGCTCTGCGTGGACTGCAAATAGGCTTTTGATGGCAGGTCCTACAAATGGAGATCCTATACCAAAGATGAAAACTGGTAATCTATCTGATATAGTTACGTCAAGTGATAGTTCTATTACAATATCTGCTAATGATATTAGTGTTGCTCAATCTGGTATGACAAAGACTGTCTATTATACAAATGCAGATGTTGATAGTGGTTATACTGATATTACAGTATTTTCTGATACTTTTGCAAGTAATCGACCTGCACCGATAGGAAGAGCTCTTGTAATAGCACATAATTGGGGTGGTTCAGCTCTTACAGCTACTGTAGAAGGGTGGATTGAGTTTTTCTATTCACTTAATACTCAAGATTCAGGACCTTCTATTACAAAAATAGGAGGAGACGCTAATTCAGATGTTTTAGTAGGTAATGGTACTGGACTAACCAATAATGGTATTAGAGTATATAATTACAGTACCCCAACCATCGACCAATTAAGGCTTGGAAATGAGACAGGATCCACTGTGAAGTGGAGAGTAGTCTGGTGGGATTTATTTCAAAAGCTGGACGCTACAATATAGTAAGGAAAAATAATGCCGATAAACTTAGACCCTAACTCAAGCAAAAACTCTAAAAGACAGGACCTATATGGAGTCCACTATGAATACGACTATCCAGATGGAATGGATCTAAAGCCTGGTCATGATGCTCATGATGATCTT